TTTTTGAAGCGTTCGAATGTGAGTTGGTACATAAAACTGGTAGTAGTTACCCAGATGGCGGGATGGGCGAAAGACAAGAAATGGAACTATGCCAAAAATGCGCTGTTGAACTTGTTAATTTACTTCGGGAAAATGGTTATAGAGTTATAGATTCTGAGTGGGATTACTAATGACTAAAAGCCAAAAATATATAAATGACATTCTAACTAACAAAGTCTACCATGGCAAATTAGTATTGCGAGCCGTGGAAAACTTTGTTAAAGACGTAAAGACTAATACTAAATGGGTATATCGTGAAGAAATAGCCCAAATGTATATAGACTTTATAGAGTGTTTGGTATTTACAGAGGGTGCAAAGAAAGGCGAAAGGATAGATTTAGAACCTTGGCAATGTTTTTTTATTAGTCAGATATTTGGATGGGTGCTTATTGAAGATGAAGCAAGGCGAAGATATGTAGAAACAACTCTTTGCATCCCTAGAAAATCAGGCAAGACTACATTGGTTGGGGTTATTTCTTTGGCTTGTGGTTACATTGACAATGAGGCAAGGGGTCAAATTTACATGGCAGCAACTTCCCAAAAGCAAAGTAGATTGTGTTTTGATTCTGCATGGTATGCCGTAAAGGAAACCCCAGGATTGAGCAGTAGAATTAAAGTAAGTGCGCACAACTTGCTAGTAAAAAAGAATAACACTTACATAAAATATATTAGTTCGGAAGCGGGAGGTATTGAGGGGACTAACCCTAGCGTAGTGGTTTTAGATGAACACCATTTGCAAAAGGATAATGAGTTAAGAGATGCCTTACGTTTGGGGATGGGTTCGAGAAAAAACCCGCTATTCATTTCTATTTCAACTGCGGGAAGTGATAAAAACGGCCCTTACTACCAACATTTAAAGACTTGCAAAAAGATTGTAAACAACATAATCGAAAACGACAGACACTTTGTTTTGATTTATGAACCTGATGAGGGTGCAGATTGGGAAAGCATGGAAACATGGAAAAGTGCAAATCCTAATTGGGGAGTTTCTATTGACCCTGAATTATTTATTCAAGATTATGTAGAGGCCAAAAACGATTTAAGTAAGCAAGTTGGATTCATGACCAAGCGATTAAACATTTGGGCAGATAGTGCGAAGACTTGGATTGATGCTAAGAAGTGGGCAAGTTTAGGCCGTTCAATTACCCTAGAAAATTACCGAGGGCAAGAGGCTTATATTGGAATTGACTTAGGAAGTACTGGCGATTTTAGCGCAATGGCAATTCTCATCCCTCAAACGGATGGTACTTTCCATTTGTTAATGAAGTTTTACATTAGTGAAGATATGGCAGGCAAAAGAACTAGGTCCGACCAATTAAATTTTAAGGAATGGGCAAGGCAAGGTTACATTAAACTAACCCCAGGGGATGCAACCGATTACAACTACATAAAAGAAGATATTTTGGAAATCTGCTCAACACTAGATTATAGGCCAATTGCTTATGATAAAGCCCTAGCGACTTTATTCGCTAATAACCTTTACAATGATTGCGGTATAGCTGTTGAATCGTTTAGTCAATCCATTGGTAGCGTAACGGGGCCAACTAGACAATTCAATGAATGGATTTATGAGGGAAAATTGATTCATGATAATAACCCCGTAATGGCTTGGATGGTTTCAAATGTTGAGATACTTCAAGACGATGCCAATGGAAATTATAAGATTCACAAAGGTAAGAGTAAGAATAAGGTGGATGGCCCTTGCGCTGCAGTAAATGCTATCGGGCGATTTATGGAATTGATGAACGAACAAAATGTAATAAGCGAATATGCAACTTTCTAAATACTTTGAATACTTCTTTAAACTATTGGTAAGGAATACCGATAAGAGCCAAGAACAGCTGTTTAATGAGTTGGAGAAGTGGCATTTCAAGCGAACTGGAAAGAATAAATGTAAAAACTACGATTCATTTAGAAACCTTAAAAGCCAATGGTACAAAGCCAATAGACCAAGATAACTTTACAAACTACTTTACAAAAGTAAACCGACAACAAAACAAATGTATATCGTTTGTAAATTTGTTGTCGGGATGAAACTATTTGGAATTAATTTCAGTCGGGAAGAAAGGAAAGCACCTCCTGTTTATGGCGGCCTTATTGAGCAGAACTATGTTTTAAATGCGGCTCAATCTTTCTTCGGTTCAATCATGAACAACACTGGTCAGACAGTAACCGACCAGACTGCTATCATGGTTTCCACTTTCTACTCATGCCTTAGAAACATTAGCGAAGATACTGCAAAAGTACCTTTCTTAGTGTTTCAAATAGATTCAAAAGGCAATAAAACCAAAATTAAGCATAGGTCAAGCGCACTTTTAAACAAGATGCCAAGCAACCTTGCAACCCCTTTTACATTCAGACAAACTTTAATTAAGAACGCTTTACTTTATGGTAATGGCTATGCTTTAATTAAAAGGGATAAAAACGCAATACCAACAGATTTATATTTAATCAATCCAAAGTATGTAACGGTTTCAATAGTTGACCAAAGACTTTATTACTTGGTGAATGATATTGAAGCGGGTATAATCGGTAACTTTAGTGAAGATAATATTTTTCATGTTCGTGGACTAGGTGATGGATTGGTAGGTAAATCAATTTTGGTTTATGGTGCCGAAAGTATCGGTTCAGCATTAGCACTTCAAAGTTATGCGGGTTCATTCTTTGTCATTGGGGCAACATGGGGAAGTTATCTTGAAGTGCCTGGAGTTATCAAAGATGAGAACGTAGGCAAGAAAATTAAAGATTCATTTGTCAATTCTTATTCAACTCAAAACGGGGCCAATAACGGAATAGCACTTTTACATTCTGGAGTTAAATTCCAAAAGATGAGTGCGCAACCAAATGAGGCGCAAATGGTTGAAAGTAGAGAGTTTAGCGTTGCCGAAATAGCTAGATGGTTTAGAATGCCATTATCAAAACTTCAATCAGGTTCTACGGGTTCAAGCAATTTAGAGCAATTAAATATCGAATATGTAACGGATTGCTTAATGCCTTGGTTCGTGAAGTTAGAGCAAGAAGTTGAAAGAAAGCTATTCAGATTTGATGAAATGGAGTTGTTAGATGCTAAGTTTGAGGTTGCTCAATTAATGCGTGGCGATATGACTTCAACCGCTAACTACTTGAAGACTTTAAGTTATGCGGGTATTATTAATAGAAATGATGCTAGGAGGTATTTAGATTTAAATACTATTTCAGAGGACTTTGGCAAGACTTACTACACCCCAGTAAACATGATTCCCGCAGATATGGAGGATGAATTTTGGGCAAGTAAGGATAACAGCCAAGCAAGCCAAAAACAAGCAGGAAGCGGAGGACAAAATTAAGATGAAAAACGAGAAAGATTACATAGAAAAATTTAACGATAAAGCCGAAAGAAGGGCAATATCAGGCAAAGTAGAAAGGCGAGAGGTCGAGGGTGATATAATGCCAGAGATTCATGGAGTAGCTTGTGTATTTGAACAAGAAACAGACATGGGTTGGTACATTGAAAAGGTATCAAGAAGCGCCTTTGAGGGTTGTGATATGAGTGATGTGGTTGCTTTAATGAATCATGATGAAGATGATTTGTTGAGTAGAACTACGGGCCAACCTGATGACTTAATTTTAAGTATCACAAATGAGGGTTTGGAATACACTTTTAGAGCAAAAAACGAATGTTCAAAGGAAGTAGCCGAGAATATCAGTTTAGGGTTTATTAAAGGTTCATCTTTTGCATTTAGGGCAAGCGGTGAAGCGTGGGAGTATGATGTAACCCAAGCGGATGGAAGTAAAAAAGACGTAAGGACAATTACAAAGTTTGAGAAATTATACGATGTAAGCCCCGTTACTTTCCCCGCATACAATCAAACTTCGGTAGCTTTAAGGAGCAGAGATTTAAGCAAACCAAAACAACCAACGGGAGCAGAGTTAAGAGAAAAATTTAAACTACAAATAAGAAATGAAAACAAGTAAACAATTGATTGAAGAACGTTCAATCTTCACAGCTAAAATAGCTGACTTATCGGCAAAAGAAACTTTGACCGATGCAGAACAAACCGAATTAAGAACTTCAATGCAAAGCGAAGAAAGATTAAACGGTGAAGTGGAATTAGCATTGCAAGTGGAAAAAAGAGCAGCCCAAGAAGCCGCTAAAATTGCCGCTGCAAATGGTGCTAAATCTGAAGACAAAGAAGGCAAAGAAATGCGCCAATTCTCTTTTACCAAAATGGTAAGCGAGGGTAGCAAAGTAACTGGTTTTGAAGCAGAAATGTTGCAAGAATCAGCTAATGAGGCTCGTTCATTGGGTATCACTGCGGGTGGTAATTATTTGTCAAGCAAATTATTATCTAATATCATTGCCCCTATCATGGAAAAAAGAACCATGACTGCTGCAAGTGGTGCGGGTGGTGGTTACTTAATCCCTACCATTAAATTGGATTGGTTTGACGCTTTGTTTGCTTATTCAATCATGGAGAAAGCAGGTTTCCAAAAACTTTCAGGACTTTCGGCTAACACTGATATTCCTGGTATTGGTACCGCTATCACTACAGGTTGGGCAGATGGTGAAACAGGAACTCAAACCCCTGCAGACCCTACATTGGTAAATCGTTCATTAACTCCGAAGTTATTGTATGGTGCTACTAACGTATCAAAGCGTTTGTTAATCCAAACTAACCAAAGCGTAGAAAACATGATTTTGCAAGACATCATGAAAGGAATGGCACAAGCATTACAAAATGCGGTTATCAATGGTGCGGGTTCAAGTGGAGTACCTACTGGTATTTTGGCTACAAGTGGAATTCAATCGGTAGCAATGGACACAAACGGAGCCGCTATTTCATTCGCAAAAGTAATGGACTTATACAAAGCAGTTGCAAACGCAAACGCTAACTTGGACATGTGTAAATGGATTACTAATCCTAAAGTATTTGCAGAAGCAATGCAAACTCCAATTGATTCAGGTTCAGGTGCAATGATTATCCCTTACAACTCTTTCTTTGGTGGTGCCAATGGTAAGATTGCGGGTTATGACGTATTAAGTACTTCAAGTGTACCAAGCGACCTTACAAAAGGTTCTGCAAGTTCAATTTGTTCTGCTTTATTATTTGGAGATTTCTCACAAGTAGTAGTAGGTCAATTCGGTGGTATTGATGTGGTAGTTGATGATGCAACAGGTGCAAGAAGCGGTTACAGAGCAATTACAATCAATCAGTACAATGATGTTGTAGTTAAGCAACCAGGTGCAATTGGTGCAATAAAAGACATCTTAGCAAACTAAAAAGGGTTGTTGTGTTTAATTGGGGGTGGGTTTCGGCTCATCCCCTTTAATAAAAAATCATGAAAAAAATTAAATTTATAAAGCAGCCAACGGGAAGATTCAACCTAGCTTATAGCGAGGGAGAAGTAGCCGAATTGAATGAAGCATTAGCAAATGAGTTAATTGAGTTTGGATATGCCGTTTTGGTTGAAGAAGAAAAACCAATTGAAAAAGCGGTATCAAAAGATTTCATTGAAACACCTGAAAAGAAAAAAGCTAAAAAGTAATGCCTAATTATAGACTTGTAACTGCACCATCTACTGAACCTTTGACTTATGCGGAGGTTAAAGCCTATTTGCGATTAAATGATGATAGCGAACAAACGTTTGTTACTTCATTGATTACCGCAGCTAGGGGAATTGTAGAGGGCCATACATGGATGCCGTTAATAAGTCAAGTTTGGGCAATGCAATTTGATAAAGACGAGTTAAATCAGTTAATAGTAAACATAAACAAGGCACCTTTAATAAGTGTTGATAGTGTAACCTATTATGATAATACCAACTCATTAGCAACTTTGAGCGCGTCTAGTTACGAAAGTGATGTTTACTCAACCCCAGGGAGATTTAGGTTAAAAGTGGTACCATTGGTTTATGATAGAATGAACGCACTTCAAGTAAACTTTACTTGTGGATATGCAAATGCGGCAAGCGTACCGCAACCAATTAAGCAAGCAATGTATATGATTATAGGTCATTTATACGAGAATCGTCAAGACGTGGTAACTTCTACTCAAGTAAACGAAATGCCAAAAGGAAGTGAATATTTATTACAGCCTTATAGAAACAATTACATTTTTGCCCCAATGAATTAATACAACATTAAAAGAGAAATTAAAAGATTATGAGCCAAATATATTCAATAGCAAATAGAGCCGTAGCAGTTACGGCCGATAACACAAGTTATATTACGGGTTTTGGATGGGTAGCCGAAAACGGAACCGCAACAACACCAACAAGCGCAACAATAGCAAGTGATTTATTCACTTTAGCGGGTAATGGCCTTGCAAATGGCGACCAATTAGTAATAGATGCCTTAGGAACAATTACGGGAACGGGATTGGCAGTAAATGCGATTGTATTTGTTGTGGGAGTGAGTGGTGATACATTCCAACTTGCATTAACTTATGGAGGTTCGGCAATTGATTTAGGAGGTGCAAATACTACTCCAATAACTTACAGAAAAGTAGCAGATTTTCAAAGCGCAATGAGGTTAGAGGGTTGTATTTCTGTTACCACTTCGGGAACTTATAGAGTATTGCCTGCATGGTCGCAAGATACCGACACAACAACAGTAAACGGATTTGGTGCGCAAGATATTTACATAGCTGCGGGGATTCCTTATCCAATGGCAGTTAAAAAAGTATTCTCAACAGGAAGTGCAGCAACCACAGGAATTAGTTGCGTATTAAATAGCTAATAAATTAATAAAATAAAGATATGCCAAGCACAGGAGCAATGAACGGAACCGCAATACTTTTAAAAGTAGGTGGTGTAACCGTAGCAAAATTAAAATCAAATAGCTTCAAATTAGAGCGTAGTTTGATTGACGTTTCAAATAAATCATCTTCGGGATGGAAAGAATCAATTTATGGTCAAGGTTCAGGTGGCTTTGATTTTGATGGTATTTTTTCAGAGGATGGTACATGGGGATTTGATGAGGCTTATGCTGCAATGGTAGCTAAAACTGAATTAACTATCCTTTACACTACTGCGGTAAGTGGTGATAAGACTTATGGAGGTACTTGTTTATTGACATCAATAACTACTACTGCACCAATGGAAGATGCAGCCACTTTTAGCGGTTCATTGGTAATCACAGGTGCGCCAACCACAGGAACAGTAGCTTAATGGGTATTAACTTCGGAAAATATGACCAACAAATATTAATACTAACCCCTACCACGACTAGAGATAGTGATGGTGGGGTTAGTGTTAGTTATTCCACGCTTTATACTTTGTGGGCTAAAGTTACCCCAACGGGAGGAAATGAAAGCCAACAGAGCAGCGAAAAGGTGGCAAATATTGTCATTGACTGCGAAGTAAGGGCAACGGGTTTAAGCATAAATGAAACCATGCGAATAACTTGGAGGGGCAAAGATTTCAATATTACTTCAATTGATGAATTTGGCACTAGGTTAAATGAGGGCTATAAAATAAGGGGAGTGGCTAAAGATAATGATTAACTTTGAGATTAAAGGCTTAGAAGATACTATTAAAAGCATCAAAGATTTTACAATTGATGGTGCAGAGATTTATAGCTTAGTTCAAAAAGCATCCCAAGGCATGGTTAATACCATTAAACAAAACTACATAGCAGCGGGCCACGATAAAACGGGTGCTTTGGTGGATTCAATTGAAATGTACAAAAGGAAAGCAGATGGTAAGTATTATTCTTACTATGTAGGGCCTAGATACACAAGCGCAAAAGGCGGTTTAAGTGGTGGAGGTAATGCAGCCCATTTGTTAGAGTATGGAACCAAAATAAGGTATTCGGCAAATAACAAACTTGGAGGGGCAAAAATTGGCGGCAAGGTTTACGGGGCCAAGATTAACAGAGGGCAAATTTTACCTCCTACAATTGGAGTAATAAGAAAGAGCTATGACGAATTTAAGCCAAAAGGCGAGGACGTTTTAATGGCGGGGGTAAATGAAATTATAAACAAAGAATTAATCGAAAGAGGTTTTACACTATGAGCGCAAGCACTATTATATATGGTATTCTTTCAACTACAACGGCTGTTACAAACCTTGTAAGTACTAAGATATACCCAATAGAAGCGCCTCAAACGGTTGCCTTTCCTTATATCGTTTTTCAAGCTATTTCCAACTTACCAACGAATACCAAAAGCGGAGTAAGTACAATGGATAAAACTAGAATACAGATTACCATTGTAGCTAAAAAGCAAAGTGACATAGATACGATAGGGGCAGCGGTTAGGAATGCGTTAGACTTCGTTAAAACCCCCTCACCGATTCAAATTATTACTTATGAGGGCGAAGTGGATATGTTTAGTTATCCAAGCGGCCAAGATGGAGTATTTGAGAAAGCACAAGATTATTTTTTAACAACATCAAGATAAACACATGACAATCACAATCAACAACAAAACCTATGAATTTAAATTCTCAATGAAAGCATTGAGGAACCTAGAAAAACAAACGGGTAAAAAAACAAGCGAGATTATTGATTCATTTTCCAAAGTAGAGGAAATGGGAGTAGATTATGATGTACTTTCAATTATTCTTTGCGAGGGTTTAAAAGCGTCAATGCCAGAAATCACAATCGAGCAAACTGATGATATTTTGGATAATGGAGGCGGTGGCGATTTGGTAGTAGTAATGCAAGCATTTAGCGCAGAGGTATCAGCATTTTGGACTAAGAACCTCCCAAACGCACCGAGCCTAACACAATAGAAGTATGTGAGTGTTGGGCTTATGGGTTAGGGTGGAGTGAAGACAAGTTTTGGGATAGTTCGGTGGAATACTTTTTTAAGTCAATAATAGGATTTGAATTAGTAAACGAAAACAGAGAAAGGCAAGAGTGGGAAAGGTTGAGGATTCTAGGTTTATGGGTTTTAAGTCCATACTCTAAAGGATTAACGGCAAGAAAAGTAATTGAATTCCCTTGGGATGAAAAGATAACAACAAAAAAGGATTTTTTTAAAGGATTAGAAAAAGCGTTTGAGAGATTAGAAAATGGCAGATAAGAATATAAATATATTACTTTCAGTAAATGCAAAAGGAGTAACCACAGGGTTAGACCAAGCAACGCAAGCCATAAAGCAAGGCGGGGCCGAAATGGCTCAATCTACTGCAAAGGCAAGTGAGGCCATATCTAGTTCACAAAAAACAATCCAACAAGAGTATAGAGCCACATTTAAAGCGGCTCAAATTTTAGCAGAACAACAAGGTACAAATAGTGCGGCCTTTTTAGATGCGGCAAGACAAGCGGGAGAGTACAAAAACAAACTTGGTGATGTTACCGAAATCACTAAGGCAATGGCAAGCGATACCCCTGTACTTACTGCGGCTTTAGGAGTTGGCCAAGGTTTAGCGGGTGCATTTGCAGCGGCCCAGGGTGCTATGGCTTTATTTGGTAGCGATAGCAAAATGCTACAAGAAACCATGCTAAAGGTTCAAGGTAGTATTGCCTTAGTAAGTGGTTTGCAAGCATTGGGAGGACTAAGTGATTCTTTCACGGCATTAAGTGCAACTATTAAACTAAACGTATTACCTGCTTTAGCTTCACTAGGTACCGCAATAATGGCAAACCCAATATTTGCGGGTGCAGCTATACTTACCGCAGCAGTTGCGGCTTTATATAACTACTCTAAGGCAATGGAGGAAACTGCATCAAGTATAGCAGATGCCAAAAAAGAGCAAGAATCATTTAATAAATCTTTAGAAGATTATATTTTAACAGATAAGCAGAGGCAAATAAATGCGGCAAATGATGAGTACAATAAACTTAAAGAGCAGTCTGATTTAAAGATTAAGATTTTTGAGGACTATGCAAACCGAATGAAAATCGGTAATCAAGAAATTGATGCAGCACAATTAGCAGATTATAGAAAGACTAAAGCATTAATTTTACAAGCAGAAGAAGCTCATGTAAGAAAGATAAAAGAGATTAACGAAAAGGGCACACCAAAAATAAAAAAAGCAAAATCAACAGAAGGAACAAATTTAGATGCGGCGGGTAATGGAAGTTATTTAGAAAATATAGCAAGTAAAGGATTGCCTGCTATTGCAACTATGAAGGGCGGACTTTTGGAATTAAAAGCAATTGGCCAAGATGCTTTTTTAAGTTTAGAGGGAAGCGTAAGTAAGTTTGCTGTTACTATGGATGCTGTTATTAGTCAAGTTGGTAGCCAATTAATTCAATTAGGTTCACAAGGGTTTCAACAATTTGCAGAAATGGCAGGCGCGGCTTTAGCAGGTGAGCAAGTAGATTTTGGTGCAGCAGCTAGCCAAATGTTAGGCAGCATTGCAAGCACTTTATCATCGGGTTTAATTGCTATGGGTATTCCTTTGTTATTTTCAGGTATTACAGCTGGGCAAGGAGCGGCATTAATTGCAGCGGGTGGCGCTATGGGAGTAGTTGCAGGCGCATTAAAAGCAAATCAAAAACCTGGTTCTAGCGGTTCAGGTGGAGGCGGGGGAATTTCTGCACCAAACAACTCGGCTATAAACTACAATCCTAGTTCATCAATGATGGCAGTTAGCGGATTGGTAAGAGGTCAGGATATTATTATAGCCTCGGCAAATACTCAACGTTCTAATCAAAGGGTAAGATAATGGGAGTAAGATTCGAGGGTACAGTGGTAACCACAACAAGCGATACAGAATATACTTGTCAAATTATTGATATTAATTTTTCAAGTACCAAAACTATTATCGAGTTAGGTGGCAATGGATTTGATTTAACCTACTTGCAGCAGGGAGATGAGCGATTTTCGGGAATTAAAGGCAGTGAGTTAGATTTACATTGCATGATTACAGACGATGCAGCGGGAACGGCTTTATTAAGTTGGATAAATTCTAGTGTAAATGCAACCAAAGAAGACCAATATTATATTAAGATTTTAAAGGGCGGAGATTTGTTTTGGTATGGAGTTATTCTCCCCGACTTAAATATGGGGATGGATGCTAGTAAGCCGTTTTCATTTCATTTAAAAGCTACTGATGGACTTGCGAGATTGAAAGATTTTGAATTTGATTTTACGGGCGCAAGAAAACCTTTTACTATTTTATTGTGGGAGATATTAAAACTTACTCCATTATATCAAAATGGCGCAAACATTTTATTTACTACTTGTGTAGAATGGTACGAATCAACAATGCCGACAAGGTCAAATATTATTGACCCATTAGCTAATTCAAAAATAAGCCCTTACTTATATGTAATTAAAGAAGAAGACCAAGAAGATATAGGTATGAGTTATTGGGATGTATTAACCAACATTTGCGAGCAGTGGGGAATGAGGGTAATGTTAAGTGATGGTTTATTTAGATTCTACCAAGTAAATGTTTATGAAGATGATGGGGTAACAAAGTACGAAAGAGGGTATTTAAGTGCAACTGGATTACTTGATACAGCGGGTAATTTTGGATATAACTTAACCCTCTCAAACGATGCCGCACCCTATACTTTAGCGGGTAATCAATGGAGTTACTACCCTGCACTAAAAAAGGTTAGTTTAAAATACCCATTTTTGAACCAAAATATGCTGAATACTTTGGACACTATGACTTTAGGTTCAACTTATAGGTATTCAGAAACTTTAAGAGATGGCATTTTAGGAGGTACTAATAAAAGACTTAATTTTACTTGTACTTTAAATATAAATATTTTAACTCCTGCAAGTCCTGGCTTTGTAAATAATAATGTAACTGTATCAATTAAGTTAAAACTTGGTTCGTACTATTTAAAGCAAAATGCTTTTAGCTCATCTGTTTCATGGACTACAACATCTACTGATAGATATGAGTTTGTTATACCAAATGTTATATATGGCATAACTCCTATTGTAATAACTTTTGCTACTCCTGATATTCCAAGTGGCACTTATAATACAAATGACTTTTATATTGAAGTAAAAGAAATTGTAACTGCAATAATACCTTTTGTTTTAACACCTGGAACTGATTATGTAGTTGATAGAGTTATAGGTTCTACTACATTGCTTTATAATTCAACAGTAGCAAATAATAAGCAAGCTTATAATTTAATAGAAGTAACCAACACGGCAACTATAATTAATTCATACGATTTAAACTTACCTGATGCAATGTTTGGGGAGCCGTTTGATAATTCTAATCCTGGGGCTTTGTATATTTACGATGGTACAAATTGGTACGCATCTACCCAAGAATGGAGATTATACGATACGGGTTCACCTACTAACTTTAATCAACTTAGAGTAAGGGAAAACATAAGCGGTCAAATGGTAGCTACTAGAAAGTACCAAGGAGGCATTTTAGGGTCTGTTTTACTTCCTCATTCATCATTTGATTACGATGGATACAGATACATTTTAAACGGCGGTACATTTAGCGCAAATGATGAAACATGGCAAGGCGAATGGTTCTCGGTAAGTCCTGATAGAACAGATGTAGTAGATGTAGATACAGGCGATGGAAATGGAAGCGGAGGCGGTGAAACTCAACTAAGGCAAGAAATTGGAGGATTACAAAGGCAACTTGTAAATGTGGATAGGTTAGCTTTATCACCTTTTACCGCAACGGCAACCTTAGAACCAATTACTCAAATAGTAGGTGCAAGTGGTACTAAGACTTTCACGCTACCTCATGCCGCTGATTCACTAGGTATAAAAATTACCATTTGCAACACGGCTACAAGCGGAACAAGTACGCTAACAGTAAACACCCAAGATAGCGCAACTATTGGGGCAAGTGGTACAGGAACAACAACGGTAACAGAAAACGGAAGTAAGAGTTTTATAACGGATGGGACCAATTGGTTCGAAGTGTAAAAAAATAATTTAAAAATGTTAAACATAAATAATAAATTTGTATTATGGGAATCGGAATAGGTATAGGCATTCAATATGGTAAGGTGTTAGGAGTAACATTTAGCGCCGAGGCTCTTGCTTATAAATCAGGTGTAATATCAGCGGGCGGAACTATTAGCGATGATAGGCTTGCATTAATGGATTTACACATATTTTCTCCATTAGTTGCTAGTGGTGATTTTGCATTATTGGATAGATTAGCGGTACTAGCCAATGAATCAGTAATACCCGCAAAAGTTGACTTAAAAAACTTTGTTGTAGTAGTGCCAACTAATGCCCCAACTTTTACCGCTGATAGAGGTTATCAAGGTGATGGAGTTTCATCTTATATTGATACTCTTTTTAATATTGGAAACACTGCATTTTCAGGAGTTAATTATTCTCAAAATTCGGCTAGTTATGGAATATTTCAAAACGTAGCAGCGGGCAGCGTTTCGCAACGTTGGATAGGTGCAAGTTTTAACAATGAAATAAACTTACCTGCGGGTTCAGGATTTGCAAGTGGGTGTAATTCTGTTAATTCATCTAATACATCAGGGGCATGGTCAAACTCAGCAAGAAGTATGAAGTCAGCAAAAAGGGTTTTATCAACTGAATTTAACAGATATATTGATGGTTCACTATCTGCAAATATACCCACTAATAACTCAAGCACCATTCCTCTAGCGTCTAGGGCTACTAGAAAAATAGCACTACTTGCATGGGATAATGACGGCTCGCTAATCGCGTTTAATTCAGGTCGTATTTCTGCTTGGTTTATTGGTGGAGGTGGAATTAATCACGCAAATGTTTACACGGCTTTAAACAACTATTTAACCGCAATAGGAGCATAATGAAAGTAATCAAATTAACAACTGAGCAAGCCGAAGATTTACGAGGTAATTATAACGGCAACGAGTTTAACCCTATTCAAGATGCAGATGGCAATTGGATAGTAGGTTTATCGGTTTTAAATAACGGCAACTTTTTAGCACTTAGAGAAACTTTATTAGCTTGCCCACAAATAAATCATAACCCTATTAAACCGTGAAACAAGTAATAACTAGAATACTAATTGTATTAACTCTAGGTGGCTTAATAGGCTGCATGGCGAGTTATCATAGTGAAAAAACCATAGAAATTAAATCAAGACAAAAATGAATATAATTCCATTCGGGCCAATACCGCCTAAAAAACCAAAAGCAAAAGGAGTAAAATTTACAGACGATACGTTTGGATGGATTGATGCCGATTCAGAACCAACGCAAGGGAATGAAATATTTTCAAGTGATGGAGAAAACTATGGCATCCCTCCTGATGGAACTTATACCCCATCAGATTACCCTTACACTATTACCACAATAAACGGCATTATTCAGTAATGAAGATTCCTAAGATTGACTTTCCTAAAAGATTTACTAAGAATGTGTTTTTTGCGCAAATGGTATCACTATTTATTTTATTTAGTGTTAATCCTGAATCAATACTGCCTGCAACAATTGACTTGTATTGTTTTAATAACAATTTTAACAATGATGGTGAATTAGTTTGGTTTTATCAGTCTTTATGTTTGCAATTTTTTATTTTATTAATAACTAGAACGGGAACTATTTTAATTAATGACCGATTAGTTAAGTCAATTTTTTATGCGCTTTTTATTGATTCAATCGTTTCAATTTTAAACACAATTATTTTTGGATATTCATTAAATGAGTTTAGTTTAATTATTAGAAATGTTACAGTCATCGCCTCAATGTCATACGCTTATTTTATCCTTTTCGATGGAACAAATAGAACAGCTTAATCACGATGTTAATCAAATGCGCCAGGAGTTGAAAAACACTCTTATATTATTGGCTGAAAGCGAAAAGAAGCACGAAGCAGTTGAAAAAAAACGTCAAGAATTTGAAACTAGGATTTTAACCCTACTAGAGGGTGATAAAATAGCACCTGAATTGGGATTATATCCTAGAGTAGTTAAAATTGAAGAATTTATTAAGTCTATAAAAAACATTCAAACATACCTAGCAGGAAATATGGCAGGAAGTTTATTTGTTATTGGGGTTATTGGGGCATTTTTAGGAATACTTTACAAAGCATATTTATTTTTTACTCACGCAAAATGAACATAATTGAGAACATAAAAGAGTTGATAAGGCAATGGTTATTAACATTCAGCAACCGACAAAGCGCCATTAGTTCAAAACGATTAGAGCGTTTTTCTTTATTCGTAGTTGCTCTGGGTGCATCTGCTTATTTCTTATTCAAGGGTATTTACAATTGGGAAATTACAAGCACTGATTTAATTATAGTAACTGCTACTTTATTTGGGTATGCAGGATTTGCAACAATTCAAGGTAAAAAAGATGAAAATAACGAAACTAAATAACGCAGGTTTAGACCTCATTAAACAATTTGAGGGGTTAAAATTAAAAGCCTATTTATGCAGCGCAGGAGTGCCTACTATTGGTTATGGTACTATCAGATACCCAAACGGAATTAAGGTGAAAATGGGTGATGTATGCACCAAAGAGCAAGCAGACTATTATTTTACTAATGACGTTGCTAGTTTTGAATTGGCAGTAGATGCAATGGCAACCGATGCGCTTAATCAAAATCAATTTAACGCTTTGGTTTCGTTTGCTTATAATCTTGGTGCAACGGCTTTGAAAGGCTCAACACTTTTGAAAACAGTTAATGCAGACCCAAATAACAAAGCTATCAAAGGCGAGTTTTCAAAGTGGATAAATGCAGGCGGCCGCCCTGTTAAAGGTTTGGTAATTCGTAGAGAAAAAGAGGCAAATCATTATTTTGGGGTATGAAAGTAGGAGAACTTAAACCACTCACAAAAGAACAAGAGGAAGGCATTAAAAAAGCCGACCAAGAACGTAAAAGGCTTGTTCAGATAGTAGAAGAAAACCATAGAAAACTTCCTTATCCAAAACGCAAAAACAAATGACCTACATATTAATCTTAATCACCATCCTAATGAATGCTATCATGGATGCAATAATGAGTAACGATGCTTTTAAAAAGTATGGCTTGTGGTTTTCTCGTGAGGGTTGGACCATAAAATACACTTTAGCCGAATGGTTAAATAAATATCTTCCTTTGTGGCTTAGTAAATTCTTAGCGGAAGATTGCCTAGTCGTATTTACAGAGTTGTATAAACTAGCTAAAACGATTATGATAATATCTTTTATGTTTGCAATATTTGGATTCACTACAACGGCTCTAATTGCTTACTTTGTTTGGGGTTTACTTTTTAGTTTTGTTTATGCTTTAATCAGATGAAATACTTAATCCTTATCATAGCTTTTATCGGTTGCACTAAATCCGAGCCAATTAAACCAACTGAAACCATTGGAGATTATCGGTCAGATACAACCTATGTAAATTGTCAAATGGTAATTTATTCGAGTTGGAACACTTATAAAAATGGCGAAGTATTCCAGGCATTCGATGCAAAGAAAGTTATCGGTGAACCATGTGTAATAACTAAACGTGATGAGAAAATACTCAATTGAAATAGTGCTTGTATTAATGTTTGCTGGCCTTATTTGGTGGACTTTAAGACAACCGAAGCCAATAACAACCGACCACAAACAAGACAAGATTGATAGCCTACAAGTCATCAAAGACTCATTAACGATTCACGAGCAATTTATAACCACGAGAATAATTGAAAGGAAAATAGTCTATGATAGCCAAAAAGTATTTATTGATAGGATTTCTAATGATAGCAACAACAACTTGCTACTCTCAAATATTGCTCGATTCAAATCAAGTGAGGGTATTAAATAAAGTATTCCTTAAACTAGATTACATGGAATCGAAAGACAGCAACAATACAGCTTTGATAGGCGCTAAGGATAAGAAAATTGAAATTCTACAATATCAATTCGACCTCCGCTCGCAACAATTGATAGATTCAAACCTGCTTATTGATGCACAAAAGAAGCAAATAAGGAGGCAAAGAGTGCAAATTATAGCTTATCAAGTGATAATAGCAGCTAGTTTATTGGCTATTTTATTTTAATTTAAAATTTTATTGAGTTGATTTTGAAGTAGTTATATTATTTTATATTGTTGGCTATTGTTTATTAAATAGATAAACATATCTTTGTGCCATGATTAAAACAAAACGCAAGCCAGTAACCTTTATGCAAGATGCAGGGTTAGGCAATAAAATCCAACTATTGCAAGTTAAACGCAATAAAGAGCGCACCGCAAATGATGGCGCATTATCTATTTCAGATTTGATAAACGAGGCTATTCATGCCTTACTTAAAAAGGAGGAAATCTAATGGCATACTCTATTTATACGATTAGGAGTTTAGATAATGAGTTAATGTATATTGGATGTACAAAAAACTTTAAAGCAAGAAAATCCCTTCACAAAAGCAGTCCATGTGGTCAAGTTTATAATTGGATGAAAACATTAAAGGAAAACGAAAAACCAATTTTTACTGAAATAGAAGTTTTTGAAGATAAGAAAGATGCTTTTGAAAGAGAAAAGTCTTTAATACAAACTTTACAACCTAAATTAAATGTAGGCCATAAAGTAAAAAATGGCATACCTCAGACGTTTGTTGTAGATACAGACTTAACCCCACAAATTCAAATGATTTTAGCTAAGGCAAGATTAGCTAACAAACCTAGTAAGTACGCTAATATAAGCGACTTTGTAAATCAATCGATTAAAAACCAATTAGCAAAGGAGAGTAAGTAATGAAACACTTTAAACTAACAACCAACACAAAAACTACAGCCTTTGGTGTAACATTATTCCAAGTTGAATTAACCATTGATTGTAAATGGGGTAACAAAGGCGATTTAGGCGGATGGATTGAAAAGGAAGATAACCTACAAGGCGATGCTTGGGTTTCAGGCAATGCTTGGGTTTCAGGCAATGCTCAGGTTTCAGGCAATGCTTGGGTTTCAGGCAATGCTTGGGTTTCAGGCAATGCTTGGGTTTCAGGCAATGCTCGGGTTTCAGGCAATGCTCGGGTTTCAGGCGATGCTTGGGTTTCAGGCGATGCTCGGGTTTCAGGCAATGCTTGGGTTTCAGGCAATGCTCAGGTTTCAGGCGATGCTCGGGTTTCAGGCAATGCTCGGGTTTCAGGCGATGCTCGGGTTTCAGGCGATGCTTGGGTTTCAGGCAATGCTTGGGTTTCAGGCAATGCTCAGGTTTCAGGCAATGCTTGGGTTTCAGGCAATGCTCGGGTTTCAGGCAATGCTCAGGTTTCAGGCAATGCTTGGGAAACTTCACCATTGCAATTGCAAGGTTCAAAACATTTCATAACAGAATGTAAAAAAGGATATTTACAAATAGGATGCAATTGTTATACGTTTGAATATTGGAAAGAAAACTTTGAGAAAATTGGCCGTGAAAACTCATACTCAGAAAAGCAAATAAAGGAATACGGACTTTACATTGATTTAGCAATTAATTTAAGTAAATTATAATTATGGCAATCTTCTTCAGACAAACCGAGAACAAGACAAATATCATAAAAGACTATGGTATTATGCGATTAGAGAAACTTTTACGTTTGAGAGATATAGCAATGAGCGAACACAACTTGACTAAGCTATACCAAGCTAATAGGCTAGTAAATAATCAAACTAGGTTATTGAATAATCGTTATCATCACCAAAATCAGTTTAATCAGAATTAGTATGAATCCAATTACTAAAAAAATATTAATTAACATGGCTATTCATTTGTATTTTGCAGCCTCTCTTAGCATTCTTTGTGCATCAATAGCATTCCCATTTTGCTTTATGGATAAAGACTTTCAATATGGATGGGTTGGGTATATTATTTACCCATTAACATTATTGACAATTTCAACAATGGATATAATTGCAAGTAAAATTAATAATCATTTTTAATCATGACCAAAGTAACAATCCTCGGTGAAGCTAACACCGAACAAAAAAAGCTAAAGCCGATTGAGTTGTGCAAGTTTTTAGATAGTACTATTTTTGTTGACTTAGAAATAGGAGAGCAAAAAACAAATTGGGACAATTTTATTTTAATAACTAAAAACTACCATTCAACCAATTTTGATTTAATGTATGCCTATGATGAGGGTCATATTAATTCAGACATTAAAAATTGTCTTTATCTAGGCCACTTTAACGATGGAGTAGTAGAACAATGAATCCAACACTTAAATCATACGTTGAAGCCAAGATTTGGGCAGACTATGAAAACTGCAACGGGTCATTAGAGGTTAGGAATTTGATTTCATTAGTTAAAGCAATGGAATTACACGACCTATCCGAAGATTTAGAAATTAGGTTTGTAACCGACAAAGCAGAGTTTATTAATGATTACTTCGATAAAAAACAACAATATTAAAATGACCGACAAAACCGAACTACAAAAGCACGTTGATAAAGCACTGGCAGAAATCCTATTTAATGGTTGTCGCATATCATCTGCTTGGCTAAGAAACTACTTTGAAACAACTATTTTACTAGCTAAGATTGAAGCAAGTGAGCAAGCAACAAAAAGTATGTTCAAAATAGTTCCAGACCCGAATAAACCAATTGAAATTATTGGGCAACATTTAACCGAACCGCACGAACACAATATTAATTAAACAACAACATGACAGGCACAACACAACCCGAAGAAACAAAAAATGAACCGCCCAAAAAAGGTACTCATTGGCGAAAACTACGAAATGAAAAATACTTAGGTTCATGGGATTTTGAAGAAAATAAGGAATACACATTTTTAATCAATAGCGTAAAAAGAGAGGAAATACCGAGCAGAAACGGAGGAAACGATTTTAGGCCCGTTATATATACCAGTTCTTCACCAAAAGGAATTGTTTTAAATGTAACTAATGCTAAAATGGTAGAAATATTACATGGCCCTGAAATCGAGGGATGGGTTGATAAAAAAGTAATAGTAACCATTAAAAGAGAAACGGTAAAAAAAGAATCAATGCTAGTTATTAGGCTTTTAAATAAAAGAGTTCAATGATAGATAACTTAATATTTAGATGCCATTCACTTGGCGAATTAATGGGCGCTAAAGGTTTAGGAGTTACTGGCAGAAAAAGAGCAATTAAAACCTATATCGAAAATACCGACAACCGATACAAAGAAATTAAATCTAAGTATTTGGAGAAAGGTATAATGAACGAAACCAACGCTATTGCACTTTGCAATGAGGTTTTAGGCACTCAATTCACCAAGAATGATGAAAGGCTAACCAATGAGTATATTACTGGCGAATGCGATGTAAAAGAACCTAGCGAAATATCAGACGTTAAATGTTCATGGGATAGGTTTACTTTTGAAGAATCGAGATTAGCGGATGATTACGAATGGCAATTGAGAGGCTATATGGAATTATACGACAAGCCTAAATCTAGGGTTATTTATTGCTTAACTGATTGCCCCGACCATTTGATTTTGAAAGATATGGAAAGGGCAGCATACCAATATGATGGAGATTTGCCCGATTTCATAGGCATTAGAATTATAATCAATGCTATATTTGATAAAGATAACTTTCACCGATTCCTAGAAATGGCTCCTATTGATTTGGATAAGGTCAAAAAGCAAATTGATAGTTTCGTTCACATTCCAAAAGAAAGGCGAATCCATCAAGTATCATTTACAAGGGATGAAGCCAAAACCAAACTAATGTATTCTAGGATAAACGAGGCGAGAACATTTATTAAATCAATTTATGAGAGTTAAACCAAACCAACCACTAGGCTCAAAAGTAAAAGGCCCAAAGAAACTAAAACCAAAAACAAAGATTCAGAAAATAGATTCAAATATCAACAAACTTTTTAAATTAAAATAAACATGAAAATCGAGGGTAAACTACTAGAAGTAACACCTCCAACTGGAGGAACTAGCAAAGCAGGAAAAGATTGGGTAAAATCATTCGCAATTATTGAAGTTGGCGAAACATACCCTAAAAAGGTATCCGTATTAATGATGAAAGAAGATTTAATTTCACAAATGACAACCAAACAATATGGCGAGGTTATAAGCGTGGAAGTAAATCCTGAATCGAGAGAGTACAATGGAAACTGGATGACCGATTTAAAAATGTGGAAAATAAATGGTTAGTTTAATTCAAAGAAGCGGATTCTATGTTAGACATTCAATCCCCGTTTATTCACGTCAAGAAAAAATGAATAAACTTATTTATCAGGTATCAAACGCATCAGGAATTTCAATTAATGACCTTAAATCTAATAGAAGAGTTAGAGAAATAACCGAGTGGAGGCATATCATTTGCTATATAGCAAGAAAAAAGGGTTATGGCTCATTTAGGGAAATAGGTTTATCTTTAGGAGGCAGAGACCATGCAAGTATTATTCATGCTTGCGGTAAAGTATCGGACCTATTGGATTGTGGAGATATTGATATGAAGGGCAGATATAAAATGGTTGAAAACTTATGAAAGAGAGAGAATTAAGCCAAAACTTATTACTAGCTTACATTCAAATTAAATCAGCAAATGAAAGCCTTAAAATGATAATGGAGTTTAAATCTAAAATCAAAAATAAGGAGTTTATAGATTTAGTTAAGGAAGTAAAGCCAAAACTAAGCTACTTCACTAAGGTAATAGACCAGACTTTAATTGCAGACCCTAGCTTTAATGAAAAGCATTTTAGGGAATTAGAGGAGAAATGTTTTGAGAGTTTGGAAATTATAGATGAATTTGTAAAGGAGGTATAAAAATGAGAAATATATTATTATACATATTTTCATCTGTTATTTTCTTTTGTGGTACTATGTCCATGTATTTGTGGTTGGCAGAAGATACAAAACTTGAACCGCTATGGTGGTTTTTATCATTATTTTTAAATCTTATACCTGCAAATATGTTTTGGGCAAAGACAATTAAAAAAATATTTGATGATTATGATATGGGGGGCGTACATTAATGAAAGCTAAAAAGTGCAAAGTATGCGAAAAGAAATTTACTCCTATAAGACCATTACAAGGATGTTGTACTGCTAAATGCGCTATTGAGCATAGTTATAGGTTAAAAGAAAAAAAAGCCAAAAAAGACATAGCAGAAATGAAAGAGAATATTAAAACCTCATCCGAATTTAAGCAAGAGTTACAAGTGGAAATTAACCGATTAATTAGGCTAATAGACCTTAATTGCCCTTGCATTAGTTCAGGTCGCAAATGGGATAAAAACTATCAAGCAGGGCATTATATTTCAAGAGGTGCAGAACCCACATTAAGATTTCACTTACAAAATATTTGGCTACAATCAATTCATGACAATCACCATTTAAGCGGTAACTTTTCAGGATTTAGAAAGACTTTAGAATCATTTGGAATTGCTGAATTAATGGAAGATGAGAGATTAAGATGGTCAGATTTAAAGCTAACTAACCAACAATTAGTAACGGCAAAGGAAATTACAAAGGGTTTAGTCAAGATTGTTTTAAAAGCTAATTCTGAATTAGTAGGATTTAGGACAATGGATGAGAGAATAATGTTAAGAAGTAAATATAATTTATTGATAGGTATTTATAATTAATTATTATATTTGCATATAACAATTGCAATATGAATATAATTAATAAAAGATACGGACACCTAGTTGTCATTAGCGAATCAGAAAAGGTTTATTTACCATGTGGGCAGCCAAATAGAGTTTTTTTATGCAAGTGCGATTGCGGTAGAGAAAAAAATATCAGGATGGTTCATCTAACTAATTATAGAACTACAACTTGTGGGTGTATGAATAAGGATGTTTTTGGCGAGTGTAAAACACCTCTATATATTGTATGGAATTCGATAAAGACAAGGACAAAAAAAAATCATCACGAACATAAAAATTACTTTGATAGGGGTATTAGGGTTTGTGATGAATGGGCTAATTCCTTTCAAAGTTTTAAAGCATATGCAACATTACAAGGATTTAAAAAAGGCTTAACTATTGATAGGATTAACAACGATAAAGGATATGAGCCAGGCAATATCAGGTTTGTCCCATCTTATGTTAACGTAAATAATAGAAGAAATACTTGCATGGTTGAATATAATGGGAAGTCTATTTCATTGCAATTAGCGCTTAGACAGATTAACTATAAAGAAAATTTTACTACTATTTATGCAAGAATTAAAAGAGGTTATTCGTTTGAAGATGCAATAAAAATACCTATAAAAAATAATTATAAAGGTAGGATTAAGAGCCTAGACAGCCCGAGGAAAGAGTGAGATTGAGAAAAGAATTTAATTTAGAAATAGGAATTTATTAAACAACATGACAACAACATACCAAGATTTTTTAAACAAGAAAAAGCACTCAATCGGTAACTTTGGGTTTGAACCAAATTTCTTTCCTGATATTTGTTTTGACTTTCAAAAGTACACAATCGAGAAAGCTATTTTAAAAGGCCGTATAGCTTGCTTTTTAGATACTGGATTGGGTAAGACCTTAATTCAACTTTCGATAGCTAAAAACATAATAAACCATACGAATAAGAATGTTTTAATATTAACTCCTTTAGCGGTTGCGTTTCAATTTATGCTCGAAGCGGATAAAATTGGAGTTGATGATATTGAATATTCTAAGGATGGAAAGTTTACCAAAAAAATAGTTATCTGTAACTATGAGCGATTACACTATTTTAACCCGACTGATTTTGTAGGGGTTATTTTAGATGAGAGTTCAATATTAAAAAACTTTGATGGCAAAATTAAAAGCCAGGTAACGGCATTTGTAAAAAAGATACCTTATAGATATTTAAGCACCGCAACACCATCCCCAAATGATTTCATAGAATTGGGTACGAGTAGCGAGGCTTTGGGGTATATGGGTTATATGGATATGCTAACCAAGTTTTTTAAGAATAATCAAAACTCTGTTGATTCCACAAATAGAAACATTGGAGAAAAGTTTTACCTTAAACCTCATGCCGAAAAGGATTTTTTTGCATGGGTTAATCAATGGTCAATTATGGCAAAAATGCCTAGCGATTTAGGATTTTCAAACGAAAGATATAATTTACCTGAATTGATTGTAAATAAGCACGTTGTTAAAAATCAATCAATGTTTGATGTAAATGGTCAGGTAACTATGTTTGTGCCTATTGCCAAATCAATGACAGAGGTTAGACTAGAGCAAAAGCAAACCGAGTTAAAAAGATGCGAAAAAGCCATAGAACTAGCAAGTGGAAAGACCTCTGTTTATTGGTGCAATACCAACAACGAAAGCGCAATTTTGAAATCACTAGATAAAGAAGCGGTTGAAATTATTGGAAGTCAATCTATTGAAAAGAAAGAGGAAATACTTTTAGCCTTTGCCAATGGTGATATTAAAAGACTAATTACTAAAGCTAAGATGACCTCAATGGGCTTAAATTGGCAGCACTGTAATCATTCTGTTTTCTTTCCTACATGGAGTTATGAGCAATACTACCAAGCTATTAGGAGGTTTTGGAGGTTTGGACAAACTAAAGATGTAACTATTGATATGGTTATTTCGGATGGGCAAACTAGGGTAATCGAAGCATTACAACAGAAAACACAAAAAGCAATCGAGTTGCATAAACAATTAACAATCAATGTGAATAGAGATTTCACTAACAAAGTAAAAGAATTTAACAAACCAATTATTAAACCATCATTTTTATGAACGTCAAAGACCAACAACACACCGGCAACTATTCAATTTATAACGGGGATTGCATGGAGGTAATGCCAAGCATACCAACTGAATCAATAGATTTGAGCGTATATTCTCCACCATTTGCAGGGCTTTACAATTATTCGAGCAGCGAGCATGACTTTAGTAATTGCGAAAACAAAGAACAATTTTTGGACCAATACGAATTTTTAATTAAAGAAATTGCAAGGGTAACAAAACAAGGGCGAATAAGTGCCGTTCATTGTACGGATGTATTTGATAATACTTGCCGACTTTGGGACTTTCCAAACGAAATAATCAAACTACATGAAAAATACGGGTTTGAGTACCGCAATAGAATAACCATATGGAAAGAGCCTTTAAAAGTACGAATGAGAACAATGGTTCAATCATTAATGCACAAATTTATAGTTGAAGATTCGACCAAGTGTTTTACTGCAATGCCTGATTATGTTTTGATTTTTACAAAGAAAGGCGAAAATAAAGTACCAGTAGTTCACCCATTCGGAATAAATAATTATGCAGGTGAAACTCCAATACTTCCAAATATTCTAAACGCTTGGAATAATGCTAACGAATCAAATTTAAACGCCGACCAACTTTGGGAACACTTAAATAAGATTAACGAAGATGGGAAAATAACTAAATTGAATCACTACATTTGGCAGCGTTACGCATCAAGTGTTTGGGATGATATTAGAATTGACAATGTTTTACCATTTAGGGATTCAAGAGAGGAAGATGATGAAAAGCACGTTCACCCGTTACAATTAGATGTAATTGATAGGATTGTTGAATTATACTCAAATCCTGGCGAGGTTGTTTTAACTCCTTTTATGGGGGTAGGTAGTGAAGTTTTTAGCCCCGTTTCAGTTGGTCGTAAAGCCATAGGAATTGAGTTGAAAGATAGCTATTACAAGCAATCAATTTTAAATCTAAAAGAAGCTGAAAAAAGATTTATTGAACATAAACAAGTTAGCTTATTTTAATTATATTTGTATTCGAAAGCGGTGTTATTGAAGTAGAGAGCAATAAGACCGAATTTACGGAGGTAAAACCATTTACCAAAGCCCTGACAAATCTCTACTTGTTGGGGCTTTTTTATTTTTATGCAATTTATTAAAATCAAAGTAGGTCAAAGCACCAACGCAATTATCAACAAAAGTTTGTTAATTGGAGTTTTTTATGAACGTAAATCCTATGAGTTTGACATGGGTAGTGATGTTGTTTTAAGGTTTGTCGGTGGTCATGCAATAGTTATCCACGAATCAGTAGTAAATGATGTTTTAAAGGCTTTAGAGTTAGAAAATGTCTAAGGGGTATATTTTGCTTTATAGGCAATTTATGGATAATTGCTTGTATAAGGATTCTGAATATGTTCATTTATGGGTTCATTTGCTTTTATGTGCATCGCATGGTGAAAAACAATATTTGGCAGGAAATACGATTATCAAGTTAAAACCAGGGCAATTTATAACTGGAAGAAAGAAGCTTTCCAAGGAAACTGGCATACATGAAAGCAAGATAGAACGCATCTTAAAAGTGCTAGAAAACGCTCAAAATATCGAACAACAAACGAACAACTTAAATCGCTGTATATCAATAGTTAATTGGGGTAAGTATCAAAAAATCGAACAACCAAAGAACACACTACAATACATTAAAATAAAAGAAATAGTAAATTTGGGCTTTCCTGAGGGGTTTTTTGAAATAGTTTTAGATTGGTTACAATACAAATCTTCAAAAGGTAAATCTTATAAAAACGACAAAACGATTATGCAAATGGTAAATAACCTTTGGGAGATTTCGCAAAAGAATTTAGAAAACGCAAAAGAGATAGTTAATAATTCGATTTCTAATAATTACGATGGATTATTTCCTTTAAAGAAAAAAGAAGTAGTTGCCCCTAAACTTAATTGGAAAGGTGAGGTAGTATGAAAATAGTTCAAGCAAACGACATTACAGAGCGCATAATGCATCTTTACAACGTTGGTAACTATCCAGGACTTAGTACGGGGTGGAATTGCTTAGACAAGCATTACACGGTAAGAAAAGGCAATACAACGATTATAACAGGTTATCCAACTTCAGGAAAAACGTCTTTTTATTTAAATTTATTAATGAATTTGACTAAAAAATTTAGCCATAGGCATTTGATTTACTCGCCTGAAACGGGAACGGCTGATGAGATTTATTCTGAATTAATCTTTATGCATACTGGAAAAACATTTAATAAGCAACATGGTAACGCCATTACAGAGAAAGAAGTTTATAACTCTTTGCCATTCATCCACGAGTATTTTAAAATCATTGAACCCGAAGAAACCGACAATACACCTGATAATTTTTATGAGTTATGCAAAGAAGGATTTAAACAATTTGAAATAAACACATTTGGTATTGACAATTGGAACGACTTAGAGCATGATATTAGAACTAGAGGAGGCTCAATAAGTGAGTATTTAAAATATGAAATACCTAGGTTTAACCGATTTGCTAAAACCAATAATGCACATGGATTTTTACTTGCTCATCCAAGAAATCCAGAATTAGGTGCACCAAAACCACTTCCACCACCAAGACCCGACCAAATAGAAGGAGGCTCACTTTGGTATGCAAAGGCTCAATCAATGTTAGTTGTTCATAGAAATTGGGATGACCCAAACGATTATACTACATTGGTGAAAGTAGAAAAGGCGAAACCTAAAATAGTAGGTAAAAAAGGAGGGGCAGCCGAATTGACTTACTATGCAGCATTAGGAATTTATAAAGACGATACTTATAAACCCATTCAAGATGCTAACAATGAAGATTTAAAACCATTTAACCCAGCACCATTTTAAATTATGAACAACGATAAAGAAGGTTGGGCAATAGATATAACCAACAAAAAAGCAACTCATTACTATAAGGATGGAGTGTCGCTTTGTAAAAGAGAAGCACAAAAGTTTTTTATGTATAACTTTGATAAAGATAAGAATTACACTCAAGTATTAGGTAGTGTTTGTAGTTTATGCCAAAAGAAATTAAACAAAAAATAAAATGCAAGATTTCGTAGTAGTAAAAGACCATCCTCAAATGCTATTATTTATTGATAGCCTACAAAAGAAAAATGCGGAGGCTCTGTCATTTTATCCTAAACAAGTATTTGAAAGAGAATTAAATAATGGCAGATTATTTTTAGGTTTGCTAAATGGGCAGCCCTGCGGTTATATTTATGTTGGCGCTAGCGGTGGGGATGTTAAATGTCATCAGGTTTGCATAGAATACGATGCAAGAAGAAAGCTATATGGCGCTATGCTAGTGGTTGCATTAGAAAACTATGCTAATCAAAGTCACTCAAATAGCGTAACATTAAGATGCGGGTTTGATTTAGATGCTAATAAGTTTTGGGAGGAAATGGGATATAAATGTATTGCAGTAAAAGATGGAGGTGTAAGGAGAATGAGAAAAATAAACGTTTGGAGAAAATACCTAGTTCCTCAAATGTTTGAACAAGAGTGGGTAGAGCCTGTTGAGGGTAAAACAGATGCCTCGTTATGGAGAAAACATAAAGACACTGGAATTATAACTCAATTTGCAAGAGGTAAAAAAATGAATGAATACAGGCTAATTCTGCTAAATAAAGAAAATAAAGGATAATGGACTACAAGAAAGCATACGAGGAAACAATCGAAAAATTATTTTTTGTAACTAGAGAGAATAATAACTGGCTCAAAGAGGAAGATACAAAGTATTACGTTTTAACGCAACTTAGCGAAGTTATAAGCGCATTATTTGACTCAATAGATAATTTACCAACACCAAGAAAAATAGCAGCGGAAAACACACTTAAAAAGCTTTTAGTTGTTTTTGATAACTTATCTAAGTTTTATTTTGATGAAATGGTGATGCGAAAAAAGTTATTTACGGCTCAAGCTGAAATTTTAGAGTTAAGCCGAAAAGTAGAACAATTAGAAAAAGAACTATTAATAGAAAAAGAATTAAATAAGTTTTAGTGTTTATAAAATAAATTGTTATATTTGTATTGCAGTTCCAGTTATAAAATATTAAAAAGAAATTCCCGTTCCCATCATTGCCTAAGCAAATCATTTGCACTGGACTGCCTTTGATGGGTTCGGGGAACTTATTTATATGGAAATTTTTAAAGACATTCCAGACTATGAAGGGTTATATCAAGCATCAAGCTATGGAAATATTCTTTCATTAAAATTTGGCAAAAGGAAAATTTTAAAACAAACCATGAACTCTAGTGGATATTTTCAACTGTTTCTATCAAAAAACGGAAAGGCAAATAATTTTAGAGTTCATTCTTTAATTGCTATAGCTTTTCTTAATCATAAGTTAAGTGGATATAATAATTTTGTAGTTGACCATATTAATAATATCAGAACAGACAATAGGTTAGAAAATTTACAGATTATAACTCAAAGGGAAAACATAAGTAAAGACCAAAGTAAAGGTTGTGTAGGCGCATATTATATTCACAAAAGAAAAAAGTGGCTATCAAGCATTTACTATAAGAAAAGAGTTATATGTTTAGGTGGTTTTGAATTAGAAGCCGATGCTGCAAGCGCATATCAAAAAGCTTTGTCAGAAATTAAGCAAGGGTTAGACCTAAATATAATATATCCTAAAAAATATTCAACAAATAAAGCCTTGAAAATGAGTTGAAAGTGGAAAAGGAGTTGAATAAATTTTAAATTAATACTCAATCTATGAAAAATAATGTTTTTTATTTAAATTAAAATAATATATATTTGAAACCATGAAAATAAGTAGTATAGAATGGCTAATAGAGCAATACGCTAATGAAAATTATGGTATTGAAGTAGGAGAACAAGCAAAGGCAATGCATAAGCAAGAGATAATAGATGCTTATAGAAATGGATGGAGAGAGGCAGACACCCAAAAAGAAGGAACTGATTATTACCAAGAAAAGTTTGTAAACAAAAAAACCTTCCTAGACCTAGTAAGCAACGAGGTAAGCCCCGTTCATGAGTTGGTGAGGAAAGGTAAGGAAGAAAAGCAATCATGCAGTAATTGCAAGCATATCAGCGTAAAGTATCATCCTGAATGTGCTTTTTGTAAAATAATTCATAGTAACGCTTACCATTCATATTTTAAACCAAAAGCAAATGAAGGCTAAAATAACAAAATATCCTTGCAAAAAACACAAGGCAGAAAGTTTACCATATCTAGCATGGCAAGTTTAAGTTTCTAAGAATTTACAGAAAACGTAACCAGCGAATTTTCAGATACTCTTACTCAGACAAGTATTATGTAATCGGAATATGTGAGTACATTGACATTTATAATCTATTTAAATACCACGAAAATCTATAACCATGAAAGAATCAAACCCACAACAAAAGGCTTTAGACATTGCGTTTGGAGTGTTTATAATTATCCTTTTAATTTGTATTTTAATTTTAATTTTAATTAATAAGTTTATATTTGAAGAATGAAACAATTAAAAGAGTTATTAGATTCAAAAGAGTTTAAGGAAGAATTGCAGGATGCGCTAAATGAATCTGAATATGAAGAATGGATTGGATTAGATGATGATGCGACTTGCGTATTCTTAATTAATAAGGATGAAGCGGTTAATCTAATTATTGAATTATTTAAAAGTAAAATTAAATAACATGAAAACTAAACAAGAGCCAAAAAAAGGCAGAGGCCGACCTAAAGGTAAATTAAAAGAACCAATTACTGCAATGGTCAGAGCATCCGAGATTATCAAAGCAGGAGGCATGGATAAGGCAAGGGAGTTAATAGCTAACACTTTTAGTAAATTGTAGGTTATGGTAAATCTAATGCTAGATGGGGTAAAAATTGCAGAGTTAAAGCCAACAGGATTTGGTAATTTAGTTGATAAGACCTCTAAAACTACCAACAACTTTAATAGGCCATCATTTTGGGAGTGGATTCAAGTAGAGATGCAAAATGATGTTAGAAAGAATATTGAATATTATTTAATCACTGGAGATTTTAAACACACAAACTATGAAGACATTTATAACTCTAAAAGAATTGATTATCTTTTCTCACAATTAAACCCCGAAGAATAGATGCCATTCAAACCTCCTCAAAAGAAACGTGAAGTAAAACAATGGTCAAAGACTGGATTTAACTATTCAGGTACCACTTGGATAAAGCTAAGAAACCACAAAAGACAATTGAATCCACTTTGCGAGGAATGTTTGAAAGAGGGAAAGATAACACC